TACTTGCGACCAGAAAGATTATTGGTGATCAGGTAAACAAATCCTATGCATTCTTCTGGCAGTGTCTCAACTGGGGTGTTTTGATAGTGCCATGTCATGAGAAAATCTGTTGTATTACCTTTGCTGTATAGTTATGCCTTTGAGTGTGTTTGTGTAAATTTTAATGGTAATCAGAAATTTTACGTAAGATCAACATCCGTGTTGTAGCTGGTAAAACCATTCTCTTTGATCACTTTGAGAATGTTTTCTACTCGTCCCGCTAGTTCATCTCGGTGACTCACTAGCCAAATACTTTTGTTGCGTTCTCGACTCATCTTTTTCAACAGCGCAAGACTGGATTCAACACCTTGTGTGTCTAGCCCGTTGTCAATCAGCTCGTCAATAAACAACAGGTTGATGGGTGAGTACAAACTTTCCCAAACATCACGGAATGCCCAGCTCATGCTCAAGATCAATCGATTACGCTCACCACGACTTAGATTGTCAAAGTCCAGCTCACGACCCAGTTCTTCAATGCTCACAGTGAGGTCATTTTGAAACTTCACAGTGTGTGGTAACCCAATGCGGTCCAGGTAGTGTGTGAGCCTTGCATTGAGATAACTTAAATTTTGATCAATAATTTTTTTACGAACAAAACTATCCTTGCTGGTCAGCAGCTTGAGCAAAAAGTCCTGATGGTCTTGCACTCGTGTTAGTTCGTTTACAGTATCGTATGCTACTGATTGTAGTGCTCGATTCTGCATGTCGTTGATTTGTTCATCATACGGATCAGTATCAGCAGATCTTGCGGCCAAGCTCTTTTGCAAGCTGTCCACTGAATTTTTATGATTCAGGGCATCTTCTAGTGTGTCATAAAACACTGTGGGCGCTCTGCCCAACTCACCAAGTTGTTTCAGGGTGTCCTGATGTTCCGTACGCTGAGCATCATTGGTCAGCAGTTGTAGTGCTGCTTCTTGCAAAGAATTTTGTTTGCTCAAGCGAATTTCGTCTTGCTTGGTGTTGTGGATGTCAGAGCCGCAGGCATAGCACTTGTGATTGTCCAAGGATGCAATTTCCTCAGTCAGCTTGGTCTTGGTCTTGACAAGTTTGACATCATCTGCGTCAATACTTCGTATCCATCGGGTAGCTTCATCAATTGCTTTCTTGTGTTGATAAAACAGCACCAACTCTCGATGAGCGCTGACTTCTAGTTCAATGTTGATGTGCTCAAGATCTGCAATGGCCTGCGTATACTGTGCAACGTCTTCTGCTTGTTTAGCAGTCCAAAGACGTTGTCGCTTGCGTAGGCTTTCAATTTGTTCTTCTATGCGCTTGTTGGCCTCTTGCACAGCACGAATACGCATTTCTTCTTGAGTGATGGCATCTTTGGTTTGCTTGTTGAGTTCTTTGATCCGGTCGGCCCGTTCGCTCAACAGGGTGATACCCAGCAGTTGCTCAATGATAGTGCGCTGTTCGTTGGACTTTAAACTCAGGAATGGCTCAGTGTAGGTGTTCAATGCAAGTATGTGCTAGAACATGTCGTGGCTCATGCCAATCACACGTTCAATAGCATCTTGGGTTTCTCTTGAATCACCTTGTGCTTCATCGGTTGCTGTTTTTTCTTCATTGTTCACAAAGAATCGCAACACATTGGGCTTGCGTCCTCGTTCAATCTTGTAGTCCACACCGTTCACACCAAAGTCCAGACTAACCATCATGCCCTTGCCATTGGTCTTGTTCACCAGGTTGTCTTTGCGAATATTGCTTAGGGCATTGCCATACAGGGCATAGCTTAGTGCATTGATGATTGTGGTTTTGCCTGTGCCGTTGCGACTGCCGTCACCGCCTAGATCCAAGTTCTCACCCAGCACCAGTGTAAGATCGTTGCGGTTGAAGTCAATGCCTTGTGTGGCATTGCCCACACTCATGAAGTTTTTAACAGTTAAATTTTTAATATGAATCATAGAGTTTGATAGATTTTCAGCAGCAGTTTGTTGTCGTAGAACTCTGATTCAATGTTGGTAATCTGATCTGTGACAATTTGATCCACTGATTCAAATTTGACTTCGCCGGGCGCAAGATCTTCACCTACCCCAGAAGTTTTGTTTGGTATCAAACTCATTTCACGCAAATTGTAATCTCGAACAAATGTCTCTTTGATAAAATTGGCTTCTTCGTAGCTGATCTCTATGTCAAGATTGACTCGCACATGCATCTTGGGGGTAAGCAAAGTAGCAGCATTGTCAATCAAGTTGGCCAGGCCATACACTCGATAACGAGGTTGATCAGGCCAGGCATGATACTCAGGTTCTTGACCCCATTCTAGAATCATCATGCCACGCTCGTCATCGCCAGCATCGGCATAGTTGTGCGGGAAACAGTTGCCAATGTAGGTGATGTTTTTTTTGGTCTGCCGCTTGTGAAAGTGTCCGGTAAACACATGATCAAAGTTTGCAAAATCTTCACGTTGCACTTCGCCATGATCTGGCATGGCCACCATGGCATTCATCATGTATCCGGGCAGCTCAAAGTGACCAAACATGTACTTGCCGCTCAGTTTTGGAATACGTTTGTAGTCATCAGCACACAACCACGGAGCAATCACAACATTGCCACTGTCAACCCAGTCATTGCAGATGTGTACGTTTGGAAGATGTTTAGCCCATTCTACACTTTGAATGTCACGCTTGTCGCGATAATACAGGTCGTGATTGCCGGGTATGAAGTACACTGCGGAAAAGTTGTCATTCATATGCTCCAATGCTTGCAAGCTGTAGTTGAGTGTGACAATGTTTAGACTGGATCGATTGTTGTGCCAGTCGCCCAAAAACAAACAAGTTTCACAGCCTTGTTCCAGGGCCTTGGCAGTGGCCCACTTCACAAAGGTCAAACAGTCTTCGTTGTGAAGTTGACTGTTTGATTTGAGTCCAAAGTGAATGTCAGTGAAGACTGCTGCTTTTTTAAATAGATTGCTCATCAACTGATTGTACTGCATCATCCAGGCTACTTGCAACCGGTCCGGACATGGCTGCCATACTTTTGGCTCCAGAGTTCTGACGAGTCCAGGATGGGTTTAGGCCATTGATCTCCAAGATGTCATCACGGATATTTTGATTTTTCTTTTCAATGTTTAGGATACGAGTAAAGCTGTTGGTGATGGCAGCGGTGTAGTAGGCAAAGGGATTTTGACTTTTGCTTTCATCAAACTGCAGACCAATCTGTGATAGCTGTAGCAGTGCTTGGCCACGCATTTCTTCGTTGTAGGTGTAACCGCGCCAGTTTGATCTAGTGGCATATCGTTCGCACAGTTTCATAAACATCATGGCCAACTTGCGAGTCATGCTGCCATGATCTCTGCAGAATTCACCTGTGGCCAAGTCGCCCCGCCAGTGACTGCGACCCACCATGAATGTGGTTTTGTCTTCGTTTAGTCGATAGTGTTCAAATGGTGGAAAGTTCAGTCTCACATGATTCATGTCCAGCACAGGCTCGTCGATCAGGTCGGCCAATGGATCATCTTCTGTGACATCGTCAAGATCTAGAATTTCTTCTAGCTTGCGTTTTTTGGCTTCTGCTTTGGTGATCTTTTTGGGAGCCATGGGAATGTGATCCCACATGGTAATTCGAAACACTAAATCAGTGTTGGCAATCTTTTTCTGATCAATCACTTGACCGGTTTCTCGTTTGATACGGTCTGCTCGTGCCTTGCGAGCTTCCACAATGGTGCGCTGGTTGATCCGGTCAACTGTGGGCAAAATAAGATCGTACTGATGATCCAGGTCTCGATCTCGGTACCAGCAGTAGGTGTTTTTGCTGGCATGTATTTCTTTGAGGATATCTCTGTTGTTGAGATAGTTGACGCGGGGAGCCGCTTTGGGTAGTAAAGACATAGTTGTCGGAATCTCCTAATGTGTACTTATTGTAGCACTTTCGCAACAGTTGTCAACCTTTTTAATAAACTACATGGTTTATTTTTTGGGTAAATAAGGTATAGGAAAACAATCATGGCACAGCCGTACGATCCAAAAAAAGCAGAAATGTTTAATAAACTTCGTCAACAAGGACTGAGTATAGGTGACGCTGCACGCCAAGCGGGAATAGCCAATCAAGCCGGCGATGGAACTTATGTAATCACTGGAAAAAATCTTCCTGATCCTCCTGGGGGAACGAATCCTAACCCTGGCACCATTGGCGCTCCCATAGAAGGAACCCAGAAAGTTGCCGGTCGTGATTTTGATAGACCAAGTGCTGCCGATCAGGCAGAATCTGACAGATTTGATCGAGGGCTAGATTCATCATCAAACTTTGAAGAAGTTGATTATCAGGTAGCAGCCAAAAATCCAACGGGCAAAGTTACACCAATCAACTATGTCACAACCAGTACAGAGACTGTGAGTGGCGGTGGATCAAGAACAACTATTTCAGGACCAAAAGTATCCACAGCCGGAAGTGAGGCACTACAGCCTGCAATCAATGCCAAGCAAGCTGAAATTGACGCATTTAACAAAAACAATCCCAGTCCGTTTGCTAGAAAAAAACAAGGACTTCCGCCACTGACTCCGGAAGAAAATGAAGCCAGAATAGCCAAACAATCTGAACTCAACGATCAAGCAACTCGGCTAAGAAACGGGCAAACTAGCCTCAAAGCAGACACGCCGCCAACAGTAATCACAGTACCCAACACCACAACAACCACACAAACAGTTACCACTGGAAAATCCAGTGTCAACCAGCAAGTTGATCCAATCAACGATCAACAGTTGTCACAACAAAATGAAACTCAGTTGGCCGCTACTCCGTCGTTTGCCAATGCATCTAATGCCAAGACTGCACCAGCGGTTGACTCAGGCCTGCCACCACCAAACACAGCGCCCACGGCCGCTGCCGCACAAGAACTATTAACCGAAGGTCAAGGTGGCTTAGGCACACAAAATTTAGAAAACATTGTTGGCGCTCAACAACAGATTGAAATTTCTCAAGCCAACATACAGCAGAGTCAAGCGGCCAGTTTAGCAAATCAACAGTCTATTGTTGATGCACAAGCTATTATTGCACAAAACAATGCTGAACTGGCTGACGATAATTTATCAGACTCTCGACGAGCAGAGTTAGAAGCCAACAATGCTGAAAATGCAGCAGTTATTGCCCAAGCTGAGCAAAATATTGCAACCAATGCTAATAATATTGAACTAAGTCAAAGCAATATAAATGAAAATGAATTGGTAATTGATGCCAATGCCGACGGCTATGCAGCCTACAGTGGAGTTGGTATCACACCGCCTCCGGTAGCTCCTGAAGATGATCCATTTGAACAAAGCAGATTGGATGCAGAACAAGAACTCAATGACCAACCAATAGAGTTTGATCCTGCAGATGTTGACCCTGAGGATGATCCGTTTGAAGCTGAGAGATTAGAAAGAGAACAAGAACTAAATCGACAAGAGTTAGCAGTAGAGGCCAACGAACCTGAACCAGTTTCTCCTGAAGATGATCCATTTGAAGCTGAGAGATTAGAAAGAGAACAACAACTCAATGATGAACCAGTGGAGTTTGAACCTGCAGATGTCAGTGCCGACGATGACCCATTTGAAGCTGAGAGATTAGAAAGAGAACAAGAACTAAATCGACAAGAATTGGCCGAGACAGCAACCGAAGCTGAACCAGTAGATGCCTCACAAGATCCTGGGTTGTCTGATGCAGAAATACTTGCACGACAAAATCCTGGCGGCCTATCTGATGAAGAAATACTTGATCGACAAGCAAATGCTGCACAAAAAAGTGCTATCAATCAAGCCACACTGCAAGCTCGATACAAACAACCCCAGAATGAAGACTGGCGTGTTCGACTAAGCCTGAGCATAGGCGCCAACTACTTGTACAAAGATCCTAGCCCAGGCATACTAGCCCCGCTGGTCAAAACAGACGGTGTAGTATTCCCCTACACTCCCACCATTGATACCAGTTATGTGGCAAACTATACAAAAACTGAGTTGACGCACTCCAACTATCGAGGTGCATTTTACCAAAATAGCTCAGTACAAGATGTCAGCATTCGCGGCATGTTCACTGCACAAGACACCAGCGAAGCTGCGTACATGCTGGCAGTGATACATTTCTTTCGTTCAGTGACCAAGATGTTCTACGGCAAAGATTCACAACGTGGTGCACCACCGCCCTTGGTGTACCTGTCAGGATTTGGTGATTATCAGTTTGCCGGCCATCCTTGTGTGGTTACAAATTTTGGATACAGCTTGCCCAGTGATGTGGACTATATTCGTGCCAACAATCCCAACAACTACGGCACTGACCTGCTGAATCGCCGTGATGCGGCCTTGAGCTCTCCAACTCCATTCAGCGGACAACAAGCACGACAAGATATTTTGAAGTCTGTGGGAGTTTTCTTTGGTGCACCTCCTAGCAAGCCAACTCAGTCACCAGTTTCTCAAACGGTGACCAACACTAACAGAGCCACGTATGTTCCTACAAAAATTGAAATCAGCATCACACTGTTGCCAATGCAGACTCGGGATCAAATCAGCAAGCAGTTCAGTGTGAAAGATTTTGCCAATGGTAAATTAATTCAAGGAGGGTTCTGGTAATGGCTGCCACCTACGACGCGACAAGTCCCTATTACGCAACACCATTCAGCCAGTTTTATCTGGACAGCATGACCAATCGCCCTATTCCCAAGGAAGACGACGATTTGCAATTCACTATCAACTTGACATATCAGTATCGTCCTGACTTGTTGGCCTATGATCTATATGCCACTGGAGCATTGTGGTGGGTGTTCTATCAACGCAACCCCAATACCCTGACCAAACCGCCTTTGGATTTTGTGGCCAATACCACCATCTACTTGCCTAAGTTAACCACGCTGCGATCAGCACTGGGATTCTAAAACATGGCCACATTTCTTGAAAGTGAAGTTGCTAGACTCAAGATTGACATTGAACTTGTCATAGCGGACATTCAACTACTTGAACAAGGATTGCAAGAACCTGGGTTGTCTCCTCTTCGACAAGCAAGTTTTCGATCTAATCTAACACGCAATCAAGCTCGATTGGCATCTTTGCAAGGTCAATTGGCCAAGGCTGAAGCAGCAGTATCCCAGCAAGCCGCGCCGCAACCTGCGCCGCCGGCCACAGCCAGCGAAACAGTTCAAGCAGACGGTCCGCAAGGTCCTACCAAACCACCTGTGCAAGAAGTAGGCACTGATGGTCGTGTGGTGGTAGCACCGCCAGTTACTCCAGCAACCAATGCTACTCCTACAGAAACAACTGCCACCAATGTTGAAACCAACACCAATCCCGAAACAGTAACTTTAGCACAAAGTCAGGCCACCACTCCACAAACACTTGCCGGACAACCGCTGAAAGCACCGGCTGTTGGTGCCAGTTCTGAAGGTAATGCTGGTGAAGCTGAAGCACAGGCTCAGTTGTCTGCTGGCCAGGGCGCAGCAAGTGCAGATGCTGCTCCTACTTCTCCACAAGCAACGCAAGCAGCAGTTGATGCAGCCTACAACACAGCAGTCAAAATCAAACCACAGGACAATGTACTGGACAAATTTTCCAGTTACACATATACTGCATCTGTGTATCTGTTGACGCCGCCACAGTATGAAAAACTGCTAAACAGCAAAGATAAAAAAGTAAACGGTTATCAGCTGTTGTTTCAAAGTGGCGGCGCTGGCAACAACATAGGCGGCCCACAAGGTGCCAGTAAACCTGGCGGCAACGGAATAATTCCAGACGCAACTGGTCCAGATGCTGGACGAAATCCTTTCTTTGACCATGACTTTTACATTGATTCTATAACCATGGACAATGCACTGCCCGGCAAACAAACTGGTGCAGCGCACATGGTCACTGACATCAAGTTCACAGTGATTGAGCCAATGGGTATAACGCTGATAGATCGACTGTATGATGCAGTAAAAGACATGGCCCCCAAAGATGGTGCTGGAGTAGTAAACTACAGTGCTGCAACTTATCTCATGGTCATACGTTTCTTTGGCTATGATGAGAACGGTCAACTGGTTTCTCCTGGTCAACCAGCCAACAGCAGTACAAGCAATCCCAAAGCAGTGGTTGAAAAATTTGTTCCGTTCCTGATCAAAAAAATCAACTGGGGTGTGGGCAACAAATTGGTGCAATATGATTTTGAATGTGCGCCAGTCGGCCAGCTGATTGGTTCAACCACTGCTCGCGGCACAATTCCCTATGACATTGAACTAACTGATTCAACTGTGGGCGGCGTATTGGCTGGTGTGGCCAAATATGCTGGTGGCACACCTGCTGTTAATACACCAACCACAACAGGAGATTTTGCCAGAGCTGACCGTGCGCCACCAGCCAAAGCAAACTCTGCCCCGTCAAGTAAAAAAACAATCACTCAAGGTCTCATGGATGCCATGAATACTTTTCAGCGCGACCTGGTCCAGCGCAATATCTACAGTATTGCTGACGAATATGAAATAGAGTTTGCACCTGGTGCAGAAGTAATCAAGGATGCTACTATTGTTCTCAGTAACAATAAAAAAGTTGACAAAAAAGGCGTACCACAAAATCAACCAGCTACTGTGGCCGGCGGCTCGGCTTTAGATCCAGCACGTCAAGCTGTTGACCTGGCACAACGAAATATGTCTATCACTGCTGGTCAACAGATTGTGCAAGCAATTGAACTGGCTATTCGCAACAGCAGTTACATATACAATCAAAGTTTGCTTATTACTAAGCCAGACGGCAGTCAAGAAACCAATCCCACTGCACGAAACACACCAATGAAATGGTTTTTAATTTCAATGAGCGCCACACCCATAGGTGAAAAACCAGATCCCTTACGCAACGACTTTGCGTACAAAATCAAATACACCATTAGCTCTTATAATGTTCCCAACTTTGACAGTAGATATTTTCCAGTCACACAATTTCCTGGCCTGCACAAACAATACAATTACTGGTTTACTGGACAAAACAATGCAGTGATAGATTATCAGGTTCAGTTCAACAGCTACTACAATGTCACGGTGAGTGGTTCAACCCCTGAGGACAGTGCTACTCAAAAAATACGTGAGAAGTATACATCCAGCATGAGAGACATCCCACGATATGTGTACATGGCCAGAAGTACTGAAAGTAGTGCAGGTGCACCAGGCAAAAGCAACGAAGTAAGTTCCAACGCTTCTGAATATTTGTACAGTCCTAGTGACTTGCACACTGCCAAGATAAAAATTATAGGTGATCCAGCCTGGATACAACAAGGAAGTTTATATCGTCCTATCACTGATAAAACATTTACTGGAGTTGATGTCACTCCAGGATTTTTAGCAGACGGAACTATTGATTTTGACAGCAGTCAAGTGCTGCTTGAACTTGCGTGGCAACGGCCCGAAGATTATGATCTGTCCACAGGCTTGGCTGATCCTTATGCTAAAACTCAAAAAAAGTATGGTGAACGGCGCCCGTTACAAAGCAACGTGTATCAGGTCACAAAAGTAACCAGCGAGTTTCGTCAAGGCAAGTTTGAACAAATGCTACATGGCAGTTTGTATTTCTTTCCCAAACCTGATGGCAGCAATGCTGTAACAGGCAATGCTGGTGCAGCAGTGGCATCTACTAGGCCGGCTCAGACAACTCGACCAGCCAATCAACCAAATCAAACAGCCGCTACTCAATTGAGAACTGGGGTTGATTTGACCAATGCATCAGCAGGCGGTGGCCGCGGTGACGGGCAAGCACAACTGTTGGCTGAACGAGCGCGACTGGCTGGTGCTAGCACCAGCGCTGGTAACCCTACCAGCAGTCTAGCTCGAGGCACGCAGGCCCTGCTGAATCCACCAACTGTGTTACCTGACCCGAGTCTTACACAGTTGCAACAAAGTCCAGCATACATAGCTGCACGTAGATCAGGTGTTACACCTGAAGCCGCTTTGCAAACAGCCAGAACCAGTTTTGCAGAAGTAGGTGGCGGCAGCCCTGTAAGTAGTAATGGACTGGCAGTGGCTACCAACACAGGAACTAGCCCACCAACATTGCCAGCTGTTGCACCAGGACAAAACACTCTTACCGCTGCACAAAGAGCTGAAGTAAACCGTCAAGCTATTGCGCAAACCAATCGTGAGCTTGCTGAAGAGAACGAACCATTACAACCAGGTGCAGTTAATCAAAGACGAATAGCTGCGGCCGAAGCAAGATTGGCCCAGCGAGAAGCTAGTAACGAACAACGTTTGGCAGCCAGCGGCACACCGGTAAGTAGCAGTGCTCCTCGCAATCAAAAGATTAACAGAGACTATTAAGGATAACACATGGCAGAAAGCGTATCGCGCAGTAGAGGTCGCCCCAGTAATTACAAACAAGACAGGGGCGGCGTACCTGCGGAATTTGGACCATTTGAAGGCATTGTAAAATCCAATGTGGATCCAACCAGATCTGGCCGCTTGCAAGTGTTTATCGAAGCGTTTACTGACGGTGGCGAAGCAGCGGAAAATGATGATACCAAATGGACCACAGTAAGTTACATGCAGCAGTTTGGTGGGTATACACCTGCTAGTGTCAGCAGCGGCACCAACAGTGAAATTGGCACGTATCCTGGAAATCAAAACAGCTATGGCATGTGGTTTACACCTCCGGATCTTGGCGTTAGAGTCCTGTGCGTCTTTGTCAACGGTGATCGCTCACAGGGTTATTATATTGGTACGGTGCCTGAACAAGGACTTGGTAGTATGTTGCCTGGCGTGGCCTCTGCGTCAACCTACGATATAGGCAAAAATGAAAATCAACAAAAATATTTTGCTGCTGCAACCAGATTGCCAGTCACTGAAATCAACACCGACAACGAAGCAGTGTTCAATGATCCGCAATTTTTTAATCAACGCAAACCAGTACACAGCTATGTTGCTGGTGCATTGTTCCAACAAGGCCTGATTGAGGACATTGAACGTGGCACCATACGCAGTTCAAGCCAACGAGAAACTCCCAGCGCAGTTTACGGTGTAAGCACTCCTGGCATGCCAATATATCAGGGTGGCCTAAAGCCCAATGACATTCGTAAAAAGATCAATGACGGTTCTATCAAACCAAATCAAGCACAAGTGATTGGCCGCATTGGCGGACACAGTTTGGTAATGGACGACGGTGACCTCGAAGGCGACAATGCCTTGTTCCGATTACGAACATCAAAAGGTCACCAGATTACCATGAGTGACACTGGCAACTTTTTCTACATCACACATGCCAACGGACAAACTTGGTTGGAATTTGGTCTTGAAGGCACAGTTGATGTGTTTGCCACCAACAGTGTAAACATCAGAACCAAAGGCGACATCAACTTGCATGCTGACCGAGACATCAGTATGTTTGCTGGTCGAAATATCAAAATGAAAAGCAACGAAGCTATTCATGCAGAAGCAACCACTACCATGACGCTGACATCACAAGGCGAGTTAACCGCCTACAGCAAAAGCACAATTGGTGTCAAAGCTGACGGAGTACTAACCATCAACAGCAGCAGTGGATCCTGGGGGTCAGGATCAGCGCTGACACTGCAAGCTGGTGCCATTGATTTAAACGGACCAGCTGCTGGAAAAATTACCGCACCAAACCCAATAACAAAAACACTAATGGACGACACTGAATTTGATACCAGCCTGGGCTGGATAGTCAAACCAGATGGTCTAGAAAGTATTGTTAACCGAGCACCTACTCACGAACCGTATCCGTATCACAACAAAGGTGTGGATGTTGTTGTGCAGTTTGAAGACGGCAAACCATCGCCACCTCCGGGAGCAGAACCTGTACCTGCCGGCGTAGAGATAGTGGCAAAATAAATGAGTAATTTTACATTTTCTCTAGCAAGTGTTGGTGCTAGTACCGGCACTGAGATCAACAGCAGTTTCTATTCAAAAACAAAAGACGAAGATCTAACCTATACTGGAACTGATACTGTAGTTTGGGATAGAGTCAATAGTGAACGACTTCGACGAGGCCTGCCTGGGCTAGCATCTTTGGGATATCCACGGCCGCCGGAAGATGTTGCTACTACTCCAGCAGCTGGCCCAGCCAATAGTGGTGCAAGCACTTTTGAAATCAAAGGCCCACCAGGCATGACATTTGAACAAGCCAAGGCCATATTTGACAAACAAGTAAAAACTGGTGCGCTGGTAGGATTCAAATCAGGTGATACACTAAGTGCTGCCACACAAGCCGCTGATGGGCTAGCTTCTGCTCAAGCACAATTAACACAAGGTTTAACTGGGGTTTCGGGAGTAAACACAGGAAATTTTGCTTCTGCATTGGCTGCTGGCGGAGTTGATTTAAGAACAGGGCGTATAGCATCAGTGGATGCTGCTTTTGCCAGCGGTGGGTTGTCTGCTGTTGGAGGGGCCCTAGGTACGTCGATAAACAGTGCAGCATTTGCTATTGGCAGCGCAGGCGGAGCACTGAATGGATCTTTGGCAGGTATATCAGCTGGTCTTTCAGGAGCAGTTGGTCCTGCGGTATCATCGGTTAGCGGCGTACTAACTGGTGCCACTGGTCAGATTGGATCAGTGGCCACTCAAGCAATTGGCACAATCAACAAAGTGATCACAGGTACCCCTGTGACATCACCTATTGATGTGGCAAATTTTGCCAAGCAAATTCCTGCCCTGACTTCAATTGAAGGAATGAAACAACCAGAAGTCACTGCGGTGCTGGCCCAGGCCAAGAATCTTGTGGCACAAGGCCCGGCAGTGTTAAGCAATACCAAGGGAGTTGGTGAGTTTGGACTCAGTGTTAGTCAACTTGAAAAAGCTGGCGTGCTCAAACCGGGTATGGCTGCTCTAGCAGACAAATTTAGCGCTAGCCTCAGCGCTGTGTTAAAAAGCCCAGCGGCATACACTGGCAAAGATGGAATCAAAGATGTTTCCAGTTTGTTGGCAAGTGTTCCCAAGCAAACAGAGATACAACAAACTCTGATGGCCCAAGGACTTAATGATCTCAAAGCAATTGGTATTCCCATAGACAAATTGAGTGCTCAAGGTGTAGCTGGTGTGGCACTGAGTGCTGCCAAAAGTGTGCCCAACACAGAAAGTTTATTAAAAAATTTGCCAGTTCCGGATGCTGTCAAAGCAGAGTTTGACACCGCGGTACGAGACGGTGCATATGCCGTAAACTTGTCTCAGACCAAGGTGCCTGATGTGTTTAAAGCAGTAGACACACCAGTTCCGGCTGCGGATACTGTCAACCGAACAACTGTTGACGCTGCAACCACACGAGTGCTTGGCAATGACAAAATTCCTGAACCCAACTACGGACCAAGCACAAGAGACAGTTTATCTGATGATGCATTTGCTGACAAGTATAGTTTACTATATGCTGACGTGCTCAACAACTACATCAATCCAACAGGACGTATATTCCAATCAGTAGAAAACAAAATATCAGCTTTGCAAAATCAGCAAACTATCACATTAGCGCAGTTTCAAGAAATCAATGCTGAATTCCAAGCTGCTCGGGAAAAATATAATTCTGAAGCTCCTGCCAAAATTGGAGAATTAAATTCTTTTGTTGAACAAGGCACAGCCAGACAACAACGTGTTATTGATGACGAACGATTAAGTTCCTCAAGAACCAAATTGCTAAATTTAATTCAGTATTTGCTTAAAACCAGTGCTGAAATCAAAGAGCAACTGCGTTTGCTACGTGGCAAGATCCAAGGGTAATAGTTACTGGTAAATATACACATGGCAATGCAAACATTCATTGGATTCAACACCATCAATCAGGTCAAGAAGTTTACTCTAACTGACTTCCCGCTGATCAAACAAGACCTGCTGAATGCATTTAACATACGCCAAGGCGAGTTGCCAGGGCGCCCAGATTACGGCACCATTTTGTGGAACTTTTTGTTTGAAGCACAGATTGAAGAATTACAAAACAACATTGTGAATGAAGTGCAGCGTGTGGCCGGCGGCGATCCCAGAGTGTTTATTTCTGACATACAGGTGTTCCCCCAAGACAACGGCATGCTGATACAACTTGAACTCACGGTCAACCCCACAACAGATGCTGAACGACTGAGCATATTTTTTGACATAACCTCTCGACGAGCCAGTTACATTTAACTATAACTACGCCGTTTTGTGTAGCCATAAATAAATCAAAGGTACACAAGGTTTCAAAGAATGGCAACAACCACACGACAAACAGCTATATTTGGTGTTGAGGACTGGAAACAGATCTATCAAACCTATCGAGAAGCTGACTTCCAAAGCTACGATTTTGAAACTCTACGCAAGAGTTTTGTTGACTATTTGCGCTTGTATTACCCAGAAACGTTCAATGACTATATTGAAAGTTCAGAATTTATTGCGCTGCTGGATGTTATTGCGTTCATGGGACAAGCACTGGCTTTTCGTACTGATCTCAACACCCGTGAAAATTACATAGACACCGCAGAACGTCAAGACTCAGTCAATCGTCTTGCTGACCTGGTCAGTTACACTGCCAAACGCAACACTGCGTCAGAAGGTCTGCTCAAAGTGTTTTCAGTGGTCACTACCGAAAACGTTGTGGACTACAACGGTATTAATCTTTCCAATGTCACAGTAGACTGGGCTGATCCTACCAACCCTGACTGGCAAGAACAATTCACAGCAATTATCAATGCTAGTCTAGTGGACACACAAAAAATTGGCCGTCCTGGAAATCGTCAGACACTGCTGGGTGTTCGCACTGATGAATATGCTATTAATCTAGTGCCTGGCTTTTTGCCAGTGATTCCCTACGCATCCACAGTTGACGGCATAAACATGCCGTTTGAAGCAGTGACTTCAACCTCAGTTGGTGAAGATTATTTGTACGAACCAAGCCCGCAGCCTAACCGGCCTTTCAATGTGTTGTTCCGTAATGATCAACTGGGATTCAGTTCAAACAACACAGGATATTTTTTCTTGTTCAAGCAAGGGGTGTTGCAAAATCAAGATTTCAACTTGGCCGAACGCATTGCAAACCGCACAGTAAACATCAACGTTGAAGGTATCAACAATCAAGACCGTTGGTTGTTCCAGTTGGACAATGTTGGTACAATCAGCCGCGAGTGGCAGTATGTGGAAAACGTTTACTCTGCTGGTGCAGAACAGCTGGGCACAACACTGCGTCCAATCTACAGTGTGACCAGCCGTGTCAACGATCAAATTACCATGGTGTTTGGTGACGGCGTGTTCCGTGAGATTCCAGTAGGCACCTTCCGTGCTTATGTGCGAGCCAGCAACGGTTTGCAATACATTATCAATCCTGAAGAGATGCAAGCAGTTACCTTGCCAATCAGCTACATCAGTCGTTCAGGCAATCTTGAAACTATCACATTCACCTGCGGTATCACACAGCCTGTGAGCAACAGTCAGTCTCGTGAGCCCATAGCTGAAATCAAGCAACGAGCTCCTGCTCGTTACTACACACAGAATCGCATGGTCAACGGAGAAGACTACAACCTTTTCCCGTACACACAGTACAACAGTATTCTCAAATCCAAAGCAGTGAATCGTGCCAGCATTGGCACCAGCCGATACCTGGACCTAGTAGACAACACTGGCAAATACAGTTCAACCAATACTTTTGGCAGCGACGGTGGCATTTGGGAACAACTGATACTGCCAACAATTAATTTTACCTGGGACACACGCAACGAAATTGCTGATGTGATCACCAATCAAGTGCAGCCGCAGATAGGTGAATCAACCATGCGTCAGTTCTACTACGCCAACTTTCCTCGTCAGAGTGTGAACACTGGTTCAACACTGGGCAGCACCTGGCAGCAGAGTACAACACTGGCCAACGAGACCACTGGCTATTTTAAAAATGCCGCAGGAACACCTATTCCTGTTGGAATATCAGCTGGCACACTGAATCCGTTCTATTACGCCATTGTGGGCAGCTTGATCAAGTTTGTTCCTCCTGCTGGATACTATTTTGATCGCAACAATAGATTGGTGCAAGGTAGTCCTACCCGTGCTGATGAAAGATTAGAAATATGGGCAAGTCCCATGGATGTACTTGCTGACGGCATGAACAATGGCCTTGGCAATTTGTCGTCCGGTGCTGGTCCAATTACCATCAATAACTTTGTGCCAACAGGCGCTGTAGTAGACACTATCATTCCATTATTTGTGATTGACTTGCCCCTGGATCTTGAAACCACAATAAGTGAACAAATTGTTTTGTATCGCAATTTTGGTCTTGGCTATGACAATGACGGCAGCGTTACTGGCACGGCATATTCCTGGTATCTGATTACCAGCACAAACTTGGATCAAGATGCCACTTGGAGCCAGGCCAATGCTGGCAGTCAAACTGGCCAAGGGCTTGATGCATCATGGTTGATACAGTTTGTAACAGCAAACAACAACTACACCATTACGTTCCGTGGTCTGGCCTACAGCTTTGGAAGTGTACTGCAAACACGATTCTTCTTTTATGACGGACAACAAGTTTACGATAGTCGCACAGGAACTGTGATCAAAGATTACATCAATTGTTTAGCAGTTAACACTCAGCCTGATTCAACTGAAAGTCTGCCTGGCGACATCATAATGACCATTATTGGTCAGCCGGTTGAAAGCGACGGATATGTTGATGACTTCCAGGTCTTGGTCAGCTATCGTGACAGTGACAATGACGGAGTTCCTGACAATCCTGATTTCTTTAATGAAATTGTTGCACCTGGTGTAAACTCCACTCAAAAATATGTGTTCTTGCAACAAACTGTGGACTTTGATAACTTGCAACGATACTTGCTGGTAGAACCTGAACGAGTCACCAGCGACTATGCCACACTGGATGACATTGAATTGGTCAAGAGTGAGTGGAGTCCTGGACAAGTGTTCTATGCTTACAATCAAGTCAACAACGATGGCACCACGGGTGCATTTTATGAACTCAGTATTGGAGCCACGGGTGTTAGAACAATTGTGGCAGTAGACGGATGGATTGCCAGAACTGGAAGACAAAGTTTGTACTATCAGTATCGTCACAATAGTCCGCTGACCAATCGTATTGACCCAGGCACAACCAACATCATTGACTTGTATGTTGCCACACAGGCTTATTATACTGCGTATCAAAACTGGATTCGCGACACCACAAACACTGTGCCAAAACCTGATGTGCCGACCATTGACGAACTCAATACTGCATATCAAGGCCTGCAAAATTACAAAATGATCAGCGACAACATTGTCATGAACTCGGTGCAATTTAAACCGCTGTTTGGCGCCAAAGCAGCGCCTGAACTACGTGCAACCATCAAAGTTATTAGAGCCAGCAATTCTACTGCATCAATCAGTGAGATTAAAAGTTCAGTGGTCGCAGAAATGAACAGTTACTTTAGTATTGACAAATGGAATTTTGGTGACACCTTTTACTTCTCAGAAGTATCAGCATATTTGCACAGCCAATTGGGAACTATTATTAGTTCAGTGGTCCTGGTACCGCTGAATA